GTACCGCGGGCGCGACAGCGAAAACACAGCCACGCTGCAGACCACGAGTAGCGCGCACGCTAGCAGGAACCGCTTCTGTTTTGTCATAGTCTCCGCCTCCTACGCCTCAGTGGGCCAGCGGATCTCGAATGGGAATTCAGGGTCGTACTCGCCCTCGCCCGGAGGCTCAAAGTGCCCCTCGAGGCGCAGCTCCGACACCATCTCCCCATTCGCCACGAAGTCCATCGTGAACCCGCCGCCGCCGAGGACGTTCTTTAAAATCACCACGACGGGCTGGTTTGTCCCGCTCACGCGTCCTACGAGAGCGCAGTTTGTGAAGTAAGCTTCATCACTGATCTCTGCCAGCGTGAGCTTCGTGTAGCTGTCGCCTGGATCGTAGTCTTCGGTCTTAGTGAGGGCCGCGTCTGGATCGGCAGGGAACGTCAATGTCCCGAGGCTCGCCACGAGCCCGGTGGCCTTCGCGGAAAGGGCGAAGGCGATTGTGAACGGTGTACCATCACCAGTAACGGACTCAACAGATCCGATGCCGAACAGACGCTCAAGCTCGTGCTTCACAGCGTCTGCATCGTCCTCTAAGTCCAGCTGCCTGCTCCAGTTACCCTTGCCGTCACCGAGCTTGTAGTACCCTCCAGTCGCCGACCCAAGGTCAAGCTCCCACTCCTCTCCCTGCGAGGTTCCGCTCACCGACTCCTGCACGAGGCCTGGAATCGCTGCGAGAAGGTTCGCCACAGTGAACTCGATCAGGTTGCAGCGGAGGACTGGTTCTACGCGATCTATGATCCGCCCTCCGCGCACTTTCCCCTTCACGCCGTCAACCTCTACGTCCCGGATTGTCACCCCGGGCTCGAATGTATTGCCTCCGCGGGTGGCCCCGAGTAGCCGCTCAGTCACTAGATCGTAGTCGAGGTAGACCGCTCCAGGACCGACAACAAGGCGCTTGAACGTATCCGCGTTCAGGCCCGTCCGTTGGTGTGCCACAATCAATCACCTCCAAACTTCTCTCCCTGGCGCACGTAGCGCAGGGTCCATCTCGACACCCAGCGGTGTACGCTGGCGTTGTCGGTTTCCATAAATCCGCTCGATGACTTTACAATGCGCACCGCCTCCGCCATCCCTCCGGTAGTGGCGATGCTTTGCCCGTCCAGTAGCCGCGTGATCTGATGCCCCGCGGCTTCGGCCCGCTCAGGTGTGGGAGCGTAGTCCCACAGGTCTATCGCTAGATCTCCCGTAGAAAGCCCGTCAGCATCTAGGTCCGGGAGATCTGTTATCTGGTACGTCATGTACGGCAACTGCGCGTTCTCTGGAGCCCAAACGTGGTAGATCCGCGGCTTCGCGCCAAGGATCTTCGCCAGTTCGGTATCCTGGCGGAGGATGGTGAGGATCGCGGACGTGATGTCTGCTAGCACTCCCATCACCACCACCTTCCACCGATAATATGGTAGATCTGATCGCGCATGTTGTTGAACGCAGGGAGGAGCCATGGGCGAGGCTGGACACGGCCGTTCCCGAACTCAAGCTCCGCTCCGTAGCGGAGCGCAGTTCCAACCAGGGCCACGGTTTCGCTCTCCGTCACGCGCACCTCGCGCACGATGCTGCCCTTCAGGCGCCCGGTAGGGACAGCGGGAGCTTCTCCGGGAGCGGATGCGGTGTACCATGCGCCTTTCGTACCAGGAACCTTGTACCGCCTCCCGCGCTTTGGGCCCGACATGAGATTCATGGCCTCGCCTCGCACGAGTTCGGCGGCGCGCTCTACGCGCGACTTGGCCTCGCTCGCAATGCGCATCTCAACCGCGGCTCGGTTCGACTCAAAGCGGATCGTGTCAGGCATCCTCGCCATTCCCGCCGCCCTCTTCTCCGTTCTCCTCTACCACGGGGACCTCATGCGGAGGTTCCTCGCGACAGAGGATTATGGTGTACTTTCCTGTACCGTCTGGGTCTATCGGAGGCTGCGCCGGGATCAGGCGTACACGAGGATTCAGCATGTTAGTGGCCCAACGGAACCGGAACTTCCCGAACTCCCAGGTCTTCCTCCCAGGCACGCGCACCTCGCGCGTCACGTCCCCCATCAGCTGCTTATACGTCGCTCGGGCCATCGCCCCGATAGGAAGTACCCTGGCCCACACGATAGGTCCGCTCTCCGTCCATGTCTCAACGGAGCCCATCGGACCGTCGGTATGAGTTAGCGTCTCAACCACGAGGCGGTCTCGTTCGTTCACAGTCTCACCGTCCTCCATGGGGCGAGGAGCGAGTAGTCGGGCTCCTCCCCCCACGTGATGGAGTCCCCGCCGCGGCTGGAGCCCTCGCTCGTGCGATCATCTCGCCGATTGAATCTCCAGGCCACGTACCGGTAGCACCACAGCCGGACAGATTCTGGGAGCTCGGATTCCTCGCCCCCATCCTCATCGTCCAGGTAATCGAGGTTCGTTCCGACGTACTGTTCAGCCAACTCGACCGCGACAGCCAGCATGAGACGGAGCTCGGAGAGGAGAGGGTCCTCCTCCCCTTCTCCTAAATCCTCCGGTGGCAGAGTAGAGAGACGGAGGTACTGTAGAAGCCCATCCTTCTCGCTATCCCACGTCATGCGGTCCGCGATCACGCCCATTATTTCCTCTTGCCCTTCTTGGCCTTCGCCTTTGTGCGGGTGGTTGGCTTCGGCTCTACACGCGTCTCAGGTCTGCCTTTGGTTCGCATCATTGGTTGCTCCTCTACACCGCGCACCCATCCGAGGTGCACAAACCGCGAGAGTGAGGGGGGGAGGTCAAACTCCTCCCCCTGCTCTACCTTCAGCCCGCGTACAGTCAACGGGCGCATGGCAATAACTCTCATCTCCGATCACCTCACTAGGACCGTTCGTCTATTGTGTGGGTCCCATCCTTCCCCTTGTTCGGATCGAGTATGTCGAGCGGCTCTGTTTCCGCAGGCCACGCGACGTAGGGGATGGCGTAGAGCACCGTGATCCTAGCCTCGCCAGCGCTGGATGCGGAGCCGGTTTGTGTCACCTTAGCCTTCACGAGCTTGTCCTCCGTTGGGGCGGCCAGGCCTTTAGCACCGAGGAGGTACGTACCGACTATCTCTGCTTTGGCATCGAACGACGTCACGATCTCATTGAGCGACTGTCCGTACCCAACGTCAATCGTGGCCGTCGTGCCTGCGTTGAACTGCGCTTTCAGGCCTACGATGGCTCCGACAATGATGGCTCCCTGCGGGATGTACCCCAGCTCGACTTCGGTATCGGTGTGCTTCACGTCGGCCACAAGGGCGCAGAGGGGGTAGCGCGCGGCAACTCCGGCGATCCGCAGCTCATCACCCTCCGCCTCTGGTCTGTATCCACGTTGCATCTGAGGCATGATCTACCTCCTCAGTCAGGCTCAACCAGAGCCGCGAACGCATCGGGCCGGATCACGCCACCCAACACGCGCTTGGTCACGAGGAACCCTACCAGTCCGGCCTCCGCGCGCAGCTCTACCAGCCGCTGCACGGTGATACCCCGGCGGTCGCGGATCGCGTAGCCGGCGCGGAAGTCGCCGAACAGAACGTAGGGAGTTCCGGACTCGGGGCTGTTCTCTGGGAGGGTTGGCATAAACTGCGATGTAACTGTCGGATAATTCCAGATCCGCGCGGGAACACCAGCCTGGGCCGATGGCTGCCAAACGTAGCGCCCGTAGCCGTCAACCTCCAGCATGAGCGCAAGCTCGGTGCTCGGATGCATCAGGAACGTCCCGCCGACGCGGTAGGCATCGGGAACCTTGTACGTGAGCGCGAGCAGATCCCCCAGCGTCACAGTCGCGGTCGTTCCAACCTCCAAGGGCTTGATCTGATAGGACTCAGACCCGATCCGTGTCAGGATGCCCTCTGGTTCCTTGCCGCCGGTATAGTCGCCGTTCAGGAACCCGTCGTCCTCCGCCGGTGCGATCGCGTTGACAAACGCCTCATTTATCTCCTGGGGGAGGTTGATGTCAGTGTCCTCCAGGAGGTCAACGCCGATCCAGGTGCTACCGATAATGTTCCGGACGTACAGATACTCATCTCCCGGAACCATCGTGCTCTCAGGTAGATCTGCTCCAAGCTCCAGTTTCCCCCACGCGACCGTCACGCCGGTGAGGGAACGCCGGTGCAGTTTGTCGGAGCCGATTGCACGCGCACCTACCAGGCTGCGAAGCACCGACTTGTGCGGTAGCTCTCTCACGAGCTCAGTTTCCATCTCCGCCGGGATCATGATCATCCCAGTTGTCTGATCGGCAACCAGTGCCCGCTTATCGGCTGGGTATTGCGCCCACGCCTCGGGCCCCCGCAGGTAGGCGCGCAGCGCCTTCCTGGCCTCGATCTCACGAGTGCGCTTCTGCTCCTCCTCGGTCCCGGTTGTGGCCGGGGCCTTGAGGCGGAGTTCCAACTCCTCTTGTTTCGCACGCAACTCTGCGATCTTGGCGTCAAGGCCAGTAACCCGTGCCTCGACAAGTGCCTCAGTCTTGCTCTCTGCCGTAGTAGCCTTGTCGCGCAACTGCTTCACGAGGACGTTCAGCTCCTCGATCGTAGTGCGGAGTTCGGCCACCGTCGCTGTGTCATTAGGCATGTCTGTCACCTCCGTCCCGCGAGCTCGTTTCCATAGGCCCGCAGGTTGTCCAGCAGCGTGTGGAGGCTATCCGGCACGCTGCCGATGGTGGGCGGCGCAGTAGGCCCTGAGGTGGGTTGCCCCGGCGTCAGGATTCCCCTGAGTGCCCCGATCGTATCGTGTAGGTCGCGAATCACGACCTCCAATCCGGAGCTCCTCTCCCATGGAGGGTAGAGCTCCGTATCGTCCCACGTCTGCCTCATCTTAGCATAGTATCGGCTCATATGTCGCTTCACCGCGTCGCGGTCTGAGGCGGGGATGTCGGTCTGATCTATACGCGCAGCCGCTGCGAAGATCGCACGAGGTACGCAGTACAGACGGCCATCTATCACGTCGGCGAAGGGCATCTTGTACGATCCGAACAGCTCCGGCGCCTCGCTATCGTACCACAGGAACGCGGACCGGTACTTCGCGTTCGGCTCCTCCTCCGCCCCGGCCCAGGCGCGCACGCGCTGCATCGCCTCCGCCGCATCCCACTCCCGATCTCGGTCGGCCAGCGGGAGGTCGGCGAACGTTGTGGCACCGCGGAGCTGCAGGCTGTCAATGATCGAGGCAACCTCACGCCCCACGTTGAGTAGCTCCTCGATTGCACCATCACGCTCCAGCTGGCGCATACGTGCGAGCCTCGTGTTCGATTCACGAACCGCAGTTACCATCGCGTCCGGATTGGAGGCGTAGTTCGCAGTTAGCAGAGCGACCTCGATCAATTGCACTTCGGTGAAGTGCGTAACTCTGTTCTCATCTTCCTTCCTCCGGATAGGACGGAACCCGTGGCTCATGTCGGTCACGTATCCGAACCGGAGCCCTGCGTACACGCGCTGCGCGGTGCTATTCCCGACAACGTCCAGCTCGCCGTTCACAAGCAGGCCGCGATCGTCCTCCTCCACTGTAGCAAGGCCGATCGGCTCCGTCGGGTCATGGAACCAGGTAAGCGGGAACCTGCCTTTCCGCTCCTTGATCGTTTTCCTGAAACTCCCGCGGTCAAAGATTGTCCCGTAGGAATCGACAACTCCGAACACAGAGGCATAGCCCGAAAAACTGCCCTCCGGCTCCCCGATGCTACGGAGCTCCATCGTCCAGGATCTCGTCTCCATCCGGCTCATTCTATCACCTCTCAGCTGTACGTCTCTGTGCATCGGCAATTCACCGTCTCACCTGGTTCGCCCTCGGGATCGCCGGGGTACATTAGTCCGTTAGAATAGCGTTCGTCCAGAGAGCGTTCCTGTCCGTCCATCATAGCATGGCTATCCCGCTCGCGCCCGTCGCGCGTTGTGAGCCATCTCTTTTTGCTGAATGCCCCGCTCTGCGCGGCGCCCTGGTGCATCCCGTACGACGCGGCGCCGTGAACCTCCGTCCTGGCGATCGTGTAGGAGCGGCTGCGATCAAACGGGACATCACCCTCCCCCATCCACTCCCCGTACGTGCGCTGTATCCGGCGGGCGATCTGCGCGGTGCTTTCGTTCTCCGCGATCCCAGCGGCGATCTCATCTCGGAGCGCCGCCTTTGTGCTGTCGGTTATCATGGTAACTCGCCGCGCGACAACGCGCGCGACATAGTCCGCAATGACTGAGTTCCACAGATCCTGCCTCGTTTGTACCGTGGAGACCGCCCTCTCGGGATACAGCTCATGTAACACGTCGTTCCCGAAGTACTCCACAATCGCCTGCCATGAGGCGGTCATGGTTTCCGTCCATCCTTTCGCGAGAGCATCTATCAGAGGATCGAGGTCACGTCCTCCGTTCTGCACGTAGGAGACTGCCTCCGCGCGCTCCGCGGAGAAGCGCTTTTTCACTATGTCCGCGATCTTCGCTTCCCATGCGATCTTGGGGCGGTCAACGGCGCGCCAGTAGGTGTCCAGCTGCGCGTCCGTGGTGTACGATCTGATCTCATCTCCGTTGACGTTTCCTCGGTTCGCCGATCCTCCGCCAACCGGGAAGTAGCTCATTGGGAGGTAGCCGACGTTCCCGCCGGGGACTTGCTGGAATCCGAGCCCGAGCTCTGTGTTGAGCTGATTGAACGGAACACCGAGCCCCCAGTAGATGCGCGCCTCCTCTGCCTTGTCGCGGCGGGCCCCGATCACAGCCGGAGTTTCCGACAGGTCAAAGTCGATGTAGATGTCCTCGCCCCATATATCCTGTAACCTCAGGTTGAACCCGTCGCGTAGGCATTTTAGGAGGCGCAGGATGGGCCCTTCCCACATCGCGCGGATTGCCCACCGCTTGTTTTCGTACGTCGCCTCTGCGAGCCCAAGGGCCTCCGGATGTACGCCGTAGCTTGTGCACACGTCGCGGCTGGACATCTGATGGCTGGCCACAAAGTCGAGCTCTACCGGCGTCAGGGACATCGGAACGAACGACGCCTCCGCACCAGAGACAACGATCACCCTTCGGGCATTGAGAGAACCAGAGCGCTGTTCATCTATCTGCTTCACAAGCGCGGCGTGCTGTTGATCCGATAGAGGCGCCTTGACGCTCACAATTCCGTCGGGCCTGGCCCTGTTGCGCATTGAATAGCGGTTCCAGTCAACCATGGCGTTGTCTGTGTCAACGGTACGTGCGGCGGCACGCAGTGGGGATAGCCCGTAGTAGTCGGAACCTGGATCGTAGAACAGGTGGTGAATGATCTCCTCGGCGGGGTAGACCATCTCCTCGGAGCCAACGCGGTACTGGTAGGCCTTCGCCCCATCCCGGCCTGGGATCACCGTCACGCGGTCAGGGCGGAGACGGTAGAGCTCAACGCGCTGCCCGCTTGACACGGTGAGGCAGTAGTGGTTCCCTGCGAGGAGGATGCACACCGCGGCGCCCTCAACCAGTTGAGACCACGACATGCGTGGGTTTGCCTTGCGGAGGAGCTGCCAACCAGGGTGCGTGTAGGGGGCCTCCTCGGTCCCACCATCAGACCTCTCGCGCCGGAGAACCCACGGAACCGTGGCAACGGCCCCGGACAGCTCCGTCACGCATCGGTAGACCGCGATATGGGCCCGGTAGCCGTCGCGGATCGCCGCAGTGGTGTCCCAATCTGAATGTTGCGGTAGCGCCGTTTCCCAGTCTGGGACAATGATGGGGCTCGCTCGCGGCGAGCGCTGTCTGAGGAGAACAGATGCGACGCGCTCACGTAGTGTCACGGGCCGGTTATATATCGCATCACCACCCCGTGTCAAGCGGCACCGATCCTGATCTCATTGTCTCCGCCGGAGAGCTCGGTGATGGCATATACGAGGGCGTCCATGCGATCAGGAGACCAGTCGGCATCTACGGTCCATCCGCACAACTGATCCTCAAGCTCATGGTAGCTCCCAACGTGGTGAATGCGCCCCTGTTCGTACATCGCAACCACTGGCTCCGCTCGCAGGACCTTCCCCCTCTTTGCGTGCACCGTAACAAGGCGCGGCATAGGAACGCCTAGTTCCTCCGCGCATAGCGCGAGGATCGTTCCAACCATGTCCCCGCCCTGGTTCACCTCGGCAACCACGGCGTCGGCATCTAGGCGTGCGGCCAGGGCCAGCACCCGTTTCCCCCACGCCACTGGTGTGTACCGCCCTGATTCGTCCGCGATGCAGTATACGTGGCCATTCTCTCCGATCCCGCACGCCACGATACCCGTCTCATCACTCTCCTCGTGCGCCGTCGCGGCTGGGTCAACGGCGATCACGATCCGGCGCAGAGCTGGAGCGGCGCTCACGCGCAGCGCGTCTATTGTCGCTCTCGTGAGAAGAGCCCCTGGGATGTCCTCTAGGAACTCCCCCTCGATCTCTTGGCGCCCCAGTGTCGTTCCCTCGTAGCGCGCGATCACGTGACTGAAAAACGCCTCTGGAAGGTTCTCGCGGTTATCGTAGGTGCTACCACGCGTTACTACGGAACGCGGGTCCTCCATGATCGCACGCAGGAACGCGCGGGGCTTCGGTGTCGTTGTGGCAACGATCCGCGGGTGCTCTCCCATGCGCATCCCGAGGAGGAGGTTGTCCCAGGCGTCTGGGTAGCGCCACGCCGCGATCTCATCACAGAACGCGAAGTCGTGTTGGGGCCCGCGCAGGCGGTCCGGCTCATCTGCGGAGTACAGGTACGCAATCGCGCCGTCCGCCCATCGGAGGCGGCGCTTGGACGGCTGGTACTCCGGGCGGTCCCACGGAGGAGACACGGCCATGATCCCAGACGGTCCGTCAACCATCACGTCGCGCACGTCGGCGGCGGTCGCCCCTACGAGCGCTATCCTCCTGGCGCGGCCAGCCCTCTTCTCGTAGCACACGGATTCAGAGCCCGCCCGCGTCTTCCCCCACCCGCGGCCTGTCAGGATCAACCAGATGAACCAGTCCCCAGGAGGCATGAGCTGCTCTGGACGCGCGTTCAACTCCCAGTCGTAGGCGAGAATCCCGAGGTCGCGATCACTCAGCTTCAGGATCTGCGCTCGCAGCTTTGGATGCGACTTTGCGTAGCTGATCGCGGATTTGCTGACCGGCCTCACTGAGTTCAATTTGCAGTGCCCCTCCGCTCGGTCCAGTTACAGATACGTTCCGACGGTCGCGCCACCGGTCCGGTGCGCGGTTGTACAGGATTACCTGTTGCGCTGTGACGTTGCCCTCCACTGCCGCCTTGTAGAGCGCGTCCTCTACCACCTGCACCAGGGACATCTCGGCCTCCTCGATTGCCCTGGCGAACTCCGGATCGCTCCTGACGTGCGCGCAGATGGTTCCTCGTGTCACACCGATAGCCTCTGCGGCTGCGCCTTTGAGCGCACCTTTCCGGATAGCCTCTAGGTAGGCTTCCTTTTTTGCCGCGGTCATTTTGTACGGCTTGGCCGCCATTATCCGTCCTCTCCGCCGTTGGCCATCATGGTGTCACCGCCAGGAGGATACAAGGTGGAGGGCTCCTGAGTCAAGGGAGCGGGCCATTGGCCAGTGGAGTAGACACAACGTCCCACACTTCAACGCGACGCGTCTTGGGATCGTCACAGATTAGATCAGGCTCTCCGCTTGCCAACATAATGTCCTTCGGCATCTGTGGCTTGACACGTCGCTCGACAATAACCTTGCGCGGATGGTAAAGATATCTCTTTGTCATTACAACGAAGTCTGGTGCCATATATCCATATAGAGGCCTACGAAACCAGAACGGATTTTCATACTTATAATGGCTAGTATAGACGACGTCGTTATAAGATTCCCCATTATCTCTGAAGGCATCGCACAGCATTTCATCCCAGGTGCGCATATCAATGCCGCACCACACAATCTGCTCGGAATCGTTCTCGTTGCTCATTCCTTTGTAAATTGTGAACATCGTTTACCTCCTCCTCCGCCTCCGTAGCGAGGGTAGCCGGGGCCGGCGTGCGGAGCCCCGGCGCTATGGTTACAAGCTAGCCAGGAGGTGTTCACCTCGCTCTATTGTAGTTTGGCACGCACTTTGACCCTCGCTTCCGCGGTCGCAGGGAGTAAAGGCCGCGGGTTTGACTTAGGGAGAGAGGAGCAGTCACCTCCTGTACGCCGTGATGTACCGGCGGTACGTGATTCTCCCTGCGTTGCGCTCCGCCGGGGAGTCGAACCCCGCGAACCGATCCCGCGGGCAAGGAGGCGCGCCGCGATGACGGTGAAACGGCGCACGGAGGAATCCCGCGGGTGAAAGGCCCTGCACCGGCGCGGAGCGGACGTTGTGGCAGGTATAGTCCATCCGTCTGTAGTACATCCCACCACTCGGGTACGTGGTATTGCCTGATGATGCGTGATGCATTCCCCCTATACAGGGGGGGAAATGCATCACTGGCAATGATGCATGTTTGATGCATGATGCATCGCAGGCAGAACGCCGTGCTGGTTAGCGTTCTACGGATCGGCTGATGCATCGCTGATGCATGGTGCATCACACCTCGTTGATGCATCGGGGCGTTTGATGCATCACCGCAGCTGGTGGGAAACGTCCAGGACTGCCAAAGTTGCGATCCCCCCCCTGGGTTATCCACAGGGTTATCCACAGGTCGGCCGTGTCCGTGGCACAATCCAAGGATGGTGGCCAAAGGCTGTGTAGGCCAGCACTCCAGGCATTTAGGCCGGAATCCCCGCTGATGCATCATGATGCACGCTGATGCATATGCATCACCGATGCATCGCTCACGAAACGCTGCTGTTCTGAACGTTCCTACAGGAGTTATCCACAGGACTGGAGGCCGAATATCGCTCAGAACGGGCACGTGTCACCCCTCCCCGTGCGTTCGTACCGCCCGTCGCTTGCCCGGCGGACGCGCCCCTCGGCTGCGAGCCGCTGGAGGGCAGAGCGGGCGGTGTGAATGTTGATCCCGGTTTCATCCACGATCTCCCGGAGGAGCATCGCATCCCTGGAGAGGCACGCCAGGATGCGCTGCGGGGCGGGGAGGGAGTCAACGGCGTCTGGGATAGAGGAGAGGTCCGTGTACCGTGCCGTGATCGGACCGCGCGCGTCATCTGAATCGTCAAAGTGGAATTCTATTCCTAGTCCTGGGAGGCGTCCGGATAGGTTGGACTTGTCGTGCACGAGCCCGAGCGACAGGGTGTTGCTTCCAGGCTCGCTGTACGCTCGCGCAGACCAGACGGAGGAGGCGAGGTTCCGGAAGAAGATGCTGCCGTAGATCCCCCTCTCCCTGTCCTTCCCGTGGTGCCCGATCACGAGCGCTGTCGTGTCCAGCTGGCGGATGCCGTAGAAGAGCTCAGCAGCCGGGCCCGCCGGATCCCTCCCGTCCGCCACCCCGGCCGCCGGGAGGAGGGAGTCGATCACGATCAGCTCGATCTTGTCGCGCTGGATCAGCTCCGCGATTGCCTCGACATCGTCTGAAAGCCGGGCCTGGCACTTGCGGTAGTACACAGTCGCTGGGCTGCGCAGCCCGAGCCCGAGGCCAAGCCGGTAGAGCCTCCGGCGCGCCTCCGCTGGCTTGCGTTCCCAGTCGAGGTAGAGCACTCGCCGCGGCTCCGGAGCTGCCAGCCGGAGGGCCGTGTGTTCGGTCCCCGTTGACACGAGGATCGCGAGTAGCATCGCGAACATGCTCTTCCCAGAGGCCCCGTCGCCATAGATGATCGTGGGCTCCCCCTCGGGGAGGAGCGGCGGGATGATGTAGGTGACGGGGTCTGGGTATTCATCTGACACGAGGGTCAACCGTGGCTCGCCGGTGAGAAGCTTGTCCGAAAGCTGTTCGTAGAGGTGGGTAAGTTCGGCCCGCCACGGGACGTCCGGGCGGTCCTTCTCTAGGTCTGCGGCGAGCGCGTTGCGCGTGCGGGCCGCGGCCAGGTTTATCGCACCTGATCCGGAGACGGTTTCATTGCCCGCATAGATCCGCAGGATAGCCGTCAACTTTGTCGCGTCGGAGTGCAGCTTCGGTGACCTGATGCAGATCTGCACTCCGTACGCTGGCATGGTGTACGTGAACGTGTTGGCGTGCCCCTCCAGGCGGCTCGTGGTGGGGACAGGCTTCCAGTCAGGCGCCTCCTCTACCAGAGCGTGTAACTCCTCGATCGTGTGACCGGCGGCCAGCCAGTCGCTCACGTCGCCGTGCTCCTCTAGACCAGGCAGGTTCACAACCCGGACACGCCGCGCCTGCCCGTACAGGGCCGTTGCGACGGTCTGCCCGTGTGCCAGTCCCGGCACGTCATTGTCCGGGAGGATCACGACGTCCCGCCCGGTTAGCGTCCGCGTGTACTCAGGCAACCACTTCCCAGCTCCTCCGATGCCGGTTGTGGCGAGAAGGCCCGCCTTGGCGAGCCTGTCCGCATCCTTCTCCCCCTCTACGACGTAGACTGTATCGTCTGGTCTAGCGAGGATCTCCGGGAGGTGGTAGAGCACGCGTGCTTTTGTCCGTGATAGTGTCCATGCCCACCCGCCGTTATCGTCCGGGACACGGATTCTGAACGACTTCGGTCGCAGCCGCACCACCTGGTAGAGTAGGTTCCCATCGGCGTCCCGGTAGTCGTAGGTCGCCTCGATCGCAGCCCACTCACCATCGTAGTCCTCCGAGAGCCCCAACGCCCGGCGGATAGCCTCGTAGGAGCAGCCAGCGTGGCAATAGAGGAGGAGCTTCCCCTGGCTCTCGGTGATTGACAGCGACGGGTGATGGTCTTCGTGGGCCGGGCAGCGAGCGGTCCACTGCCCGTTGCCACCCCTGACGTCCTGCAACGCGCCTAGAACATCGCGGGAATTCACTGGGAGATCCTAGCTCGGTGCAGCTCTACCAGTCGCGCGAGGAGAACCGTCGCTCGTTCCGTGTCTCCAGCGACCTCCGCCTCGTAGAGGGCCCGCGTGACGGATGCGATATCGTCCATCCCTGCCTCCTCAGATCCGGTTGCTGGCCGCGGGCCGCGGGAGGCAGGGTTCCGCTCCGCGCGGCCAGCGTCCGGTTCTCAGCGGGAATATACCCCGCGCTCCCCTATTCTACCACACCGCCCATCCGCGTGTACGTGCGGCGGAGGTACCTCCCTGCCGGTATGACGGCCTCCTTCCGCTCTACCCACGTACCACGGACAAGCCAGTCCCCGCATACCACCGTCTCGCGCTCCCCGAGGAGCTTCTTCAGTTCGGCCTCAACGGATTCCAGCTCTTTCCGCGCAGGCTGGAGCTCCTCCCTCCGGTTGAGTAGCGCGGCCAACCGATCATCATCACTGATCGCCGCGCCTTCTCCGTAGTACAGATCCGGTTTGCACACGAGCTGGTACTCACACTCGTGGCACTGCTCCCCCTCGGTCCGCTCCGGCGGATCAAGGTCGAGGATGCTCTCGTACACCTCACGCGCTCGATCGAGGAGAGATGCGATGTAGAGAGGATCCTTCTCGATCCACAAATCCTTCACCGCAAACCGGGCCTTGTTTTTCAGGAGCATGATCCCGACGTCCTCGCCTAGCGCGTACATGTAGAGCTGGAGCTGCGCAGGCCATAGCCTCTCGTACCATCTATCCGAGGAGATCATGTCGGCCATGCTGTTGACGTTCGGGAACGTGTACTGGGAAACGGACTTGATCTCGTACAGGATGGCCTTCGGCTCTCCCCGCTCATTGAGCGGCCACCCGTCAAGGTGGGATTCCGGGGCGATCCTCCCATCTATCTTGCCGGTGATCGGAGGATCCTCGATCGCCACCCGCTGTTGGGTTTTGATCACCCGGAACCCACAATCGGCCAGCATCAGTTCAACCGCGCGTTCCTGGGCCCGTCCTTCGGCGAACACCTCGCGGAGCCCCTCGGGGTGAGGGGCCGCCTTGTCGTAGTCTACCCACGCGTGGTAGAGGTACCGCGCGCAGGGATGCCCCAACCGGCTGGCCCAGAAGCTCGTGGGCTGGTAGGGCTCCCAGGTTCGCGTCGCAGCCGCTTTGATCCTCTCACCGATCACGCTGTCTCCTTCTCGGGCTTCTTCGCATCGGCCATCGCGGCATCATGAGCGAGTTTCTGCGCCTTCCCATATACCACCTGCAGGCGCTTTCCAGACAGGTCAGTGGTGGAGTTGACGCCGGGTACTTGTTTCCCGTCGCGCGTGGTGAACGACGTGATCTCAATGAGTTTCGCCCGCGCGGCGTCCATATCCCCGCCGGACATCGCGAGTAGCCAGTCGCGGATCTGCGTTCGCATCTGCTCCTCGGTGAGCCCGGCCACCGCGTCGTCCTTCCCATACGTCACCCGACCCGCAGCCGACTGTGGCGTCATTCCGTAGGCCGCCAGGTCATCCCAGGTGAGCCCGCGGAGGCCAAGGACCTCGGTGATCCCGCGGACCTTGGCGTTCGTTTGCGCGGCCATCGCGACGTCGCGCTCATTGACCTCCTCCATCCGCAGCATGACCCGCTGCGACTCCCCGTCGGGCCGACGCTCGTAGCGCACGCAGAAGAAGGGGTCCTTGCTAGTGCGCATCCCGACTACCTCTGTTGAGCGCCCAAGTAGATCGCTCCAGACACGCACTTTGCAGCGGTAGAGGTAGTACCCATCGCGGTCCTCGCGTGTGGGGCCCTCCTGGATCTGCACGTGGACTCCCCACAGGCGCGCCATGCGCTCCGCCCCCACCTCCATCGGGTAGGGCTTGCCGCCTAGGTCTACCCAGTCCTGGCGACCGCACGCGGTGACTGACGCGCGGATGATCTGACTCATAGCCCGCACCCGCTCATCCGCCGTCTCCGCTAGCCGCCGCAGGACCGCGAGATCCATCATCGCCGGTCCGGAGCTGGACACGATCTGAGTCCCCTCCTCCACAGGGATCAGATCAGCATCCCTCACTACGACATCACCCGTAACTCCCTTCCCGTTGCTCATTTTCCCTCCTCTACATCGAACACCGCGGCATGTTCGCCGTGCCACCCGATGGCCTCAAAGGCCCCCGGCTCGCCTATTCTTCCTGTTATCCTCCGTGCGCGTGCGCGCATTCCGAACTGTAGCCACACCACCCGATCGGCTGCCGCCTCCGGAGTCTCACCTCGCACCACCATGACGCGGTGAGAGTTGCCTCCGAACGTAACCTGCCACCGCGGCTCGCGAGGTCTCCACCGCATCATTGAGAACCACTCTCTCTCTTCGCGAGGAGATGGAGGATCTTCTCTGCGACCTCAGGCGGAGGAGTTCTCCGCCCTTGCTCCCAGCTCTCAACTGACATTGTGCTGACCCCCAGGGCGGATGCCATGCCAACCTGGGTTAGACCAAGGGTCCGCCTCGCCCGTCGGATCTCGTCACCGGTCATCTGTTTCGTTCTCATGATTCACCTCCATGTCGCCTGTCTGCTCTGATGGCCTGCCATCAGCCGGATAGAAGAGCCCGTCCGGGCCCTTCACTGCCGCGACACAATCGCGGGGGAATGGTTCTCCGCACGGCGCGAGAGTGTCTGTGTGGCATCCGCATTCCTCGCCTCCGTTGCGGAAACACAGCCCATCGTATCCGTTCTCGCGGAGCCATTGCCGCACGATCTCTGTTACCGTGTTCATTCCTGCCTCCTAGGCGCCTCTCGGCTCGGGGCCTACCAGGCGTCCTTGGCATGATACTACTACGCCTCCTCCACCATGTCAAGCCCAAGGGGCGGGACATCCGTCACCTCGCAAAAGGACGCCCCCCGGTGTTAGCCAGGGGGCGCCCCGCGGTGGGAAAGGAGGTACGGGGGGGAGAGGCAGCCGGGTAGATGCCCTCGGGTGTGGTCGAGGGTGGGAGGTGGTCCGCCTCTCCCCAGCTCTCAGGGCATGGCTATCACCGCGACTATCGCCAACAGTCCAAGACACACACAGCCTAGAACGAACCACCCGATGGCGCGTCTCACGGGCAGCACCCCGAATAAATGAACTTGGTAACCGTCGCCTCGCGCCAGTACTTATCGCGGATCCGGAGGGTCACGCGGAACGTCCAGGTCTCGCCGCTACAGCCTCCGGGACCGTCAATGTACCAACAGAACGACGGCTGCTCTGTCAGGATGTACCGGATCTCCGGTTCGCAGAGGGTGCCTCCGTGTTCGTCTCCCCAACAGTACGGGATAGGCGTCGGATCGTCCGCCGACCTGACGCGCACGATCTCGATCCGGTAGGTCAGGCCCTCACCGCGGCTCTCCTGCGCGTTCACACAGACCCGCTGCCCTGGGTAGAAGGAGTCTGTCACGTAGCCACCGACCCACGTTGTGAAAAAGAGGACAGGATATAGAGTGTCACTGCCACCGAGGAGGTCAACCGCCTTGTGACTGGCGGCGATCTCCGGTGTCCCTGTCCCTGGTGTTGACCCTCCTCCGCCTCCAGGCGCCGGGCCGCAACAGCCTCCGCCTCCCGTACCGCCGCCCGATCCTCCGTCGCCTCCGCCGCGCTCTACCACGAGCCCTACGACGTAGATCCCAAGGTCGGCGTAGGTATGCGTTACAGATGACACCTCCATCCCGCCAGTGATCGTAGTCCCGTCATCGAAAGACCAGGTGTATTTATCCGCGATGTCCTTGGCCTTCAGGATCACCTTGTACTTTCCGACAACCTGTACGGTAAAGTCGGCTGTCAGTGCGCCTGAGGTTCCACTATCAGCACCTACGTCACTGAACATCAGGCCGCAGCCTGACAGCACGAACATGGTAGCGATAGCGAGCCCGCTACAGATCAATCGTTTCAGCATCATGATCCACCTCCCGTCATAGAAGGATAGGGGCCGTCTAGCGGCCCCTTATCACTACCGATTGATCCGTTCCGGACAGTCTCCGCCTAGATCACCGCAACCAGGCGGAGGCGTGCCACAGCACGGGGAGAAGTCAAAGAACAACCCAACCACCGGTTGCAACCCGAACAGCACCGAGCTCCCAGATACCGAGCGGAATAGCAGGAGCTTTGCGAACACGTTGATCCCCTGCCAACGGGCGACTCCAATGCCGCCCATCCCGACAGAAGAGGACGTAGGAACACCAGAGCACACCTCAACCCATCCGGACACCACGCCCCCAATCCGCACGTTTCCGCTCCCAGTAACGTCCCACACGGGGGCTACGGACAGACCGTACCACCCATCTAGCACGAGAGCGTGCTCCATTGACACGGTGAACGAAACGATGCTCCACCCGGTGTCGTAGCCGCCGCCGATATATGGGCGGAAAGTTCCGCGGGACGGCACGAGCTCACCGAGAACGAACGGGCCGGCGAACGCCGCCGTGCCCAACGCGATCACTGCTACCGCAACTCCGATCAACCTTTTCACGATCCACCTCCAGATTCAGCTTCCGTTGCGACCTCGCTCGCGATTTGCGCAAGCAGCCGCAGTGTCCTGGCAAACACAGGCCTCCATTCCGGTGACAACTTCGCCAGCACCGAGCGGAGCGCCGGTTTCATGTACCCAGCCACGTCCGCCGGTTCGATACTAGCCAACAGTTTCGCGATTAGATCCGGAGCCCACGCGAGCAGGATCTTCGCGGACAATCCGAGTATCTTGTCCTTCAGCCACTCTATCATTCCACCCTCCTGTCGAGCCTACGGTGCAGGGCATCGAAACGCCGTTCCAATGCCTCGTCCTGCCGGATATGCTGCGCCTTCATGTCCTCCGATAGCTCGCAGAGTCGGTCCAACTTCGCAGTCACAGCCGCCTGCGCGGATGCTACAGCGCGCAGCCCATCGGCCACCTCCCGCATCGCGCCATTCGTGAGTGGAGCCCGCGCCCCCTTGTTCGTCTTGGCGAGAACGGCGTCAACGAGCTTATCAATAACCTTGATCGCCAGTCCAATTCCGCCGATCAATGCCACGATCTCTGCAGTTCCGATCTCTATCACGCATCGTCTCCGATTAGAGCAGCCCCGGTCCCCTCAACTGGGTCTAGATCCCATTGCCAACTTGAGATCGGTGTGTCCGGTAGATCCGGTAGGCGCGTGCGGATCTGAGATTCCAGGTCCGCGAGCTTGGCATTGATCCGCGCGATCTGCGCCTGCGCCTGAGCCTGCACCGCCTGGAGCGCGAGGATGTACCGCGACGCTACGGCGGCCTCCGCTGGTTCCAGCTCGACTCTCATGGATGCCATACTATCGGTCCTCCCCTCCGGCGTCAATCCCCTCGATTCTGGAGAGCCGTGCATCTAGCTCCTTGATCGCCCCGAGCATGATGGAGACAAGAGCGTCCAGGCAGGCACCATCCTCCCCCATCTTCTCCCCGCGCTTCCACAGCCTGTCGCCCTCTCGCGTGTCTTCAAACGCTACGGGAGCGGGCCTGTACACCGCCTCCGGGAGCGTCGCATAGTCCAGGCGCTCCGTTCCGTAGGGAGTACGTAGTGTCGGATGCGGGCGGATCTCTCGGAGCGCTGCGATATCCGACACCATCCTCCCGTCGCGGAGCCGCACGCCGCCGTCAAACCACCCGAGGCATCCGCGGTCTACGAGGCTCTTGTAGTTCACCTCGTTCCAATAAAGGCTAGACGTTCCCAGGTTCTGTGTCCCGCTAGAACCTGCCTGAATGTCACCTCCTACCAGCCGTATGTAGCCGCCGGTTCCTGAATTTATGTTGATCCCATATCCTGGCCCGCACATAATCGTTAGATATGACCCGGACTGGATCGTAGGGCTCCCGTAGGACCATATGAGCCCGGTCTGAGAGAGTCCGACAGTGTCCGTTGAGCCCGTGATCACGAGGCCTGTAGGCTGTAGACACGAATAATAGCCAGACGACTGATAAGCCCACACGCTATTCCCCGATACCTTCGCGTACGGGTAACTTGAGGCCCCCTGGAATACGCATCCTGTCAGTGTACCAGAGATGTACTGCCCTCCGATCGAGGACCCCGACTGGGTATATACCGCTCCGCGGACAGTCACGTTGTTGAATTCGGCGTTCCCGTTCCCCTGGATCCTGAATCCAGCCGATCCAGCGGAATAATTCGCGGACTTGATCTCCCCGCCCGAGCCGATCACGAGGGAAGAGGTGTTCGTTCCAGCTGTCAATTTATCGAACGTCATGGACGCGATCTTCCCGCTCGTGATCGTAGCGTCAACGATCTTTGCCCCGGTGATCGAAAGGTTCTCGATCGTGCTGGTATCGGCCATCAGTCGGGCATCTACGGCGTCCAGGTACACGGTCCCGGTGAATCCTGAATAGACTCCCTCAACGCGGGCGGTGATCGCACCGGATGGCGCTGCGCCCGACGCCTCGACTAGCGTCCATGATGTTTTCGGCGCAGCGGCGAGCGCCTCAGTGTAGGAGATCACGTTCCCGTCGGTGTCCAACCATGCGATGCGCACGCCTACGTTTCCGGTGTTTCCGGCAGCGGTTTTCACACGGGCCGCCACGTAGTAGCTGCGGGTCGGCGAGACATGGAACTCGTAGCCATTCTGAATCACCGCCGTCGCTCCGCCTGTCACGATCGCCTTCGCGCACCATTCCCCGGCGTAGGCTCCCGCGTCCTCTACGATCTGCCATGAGCCCCCCTTCACGGGCCAGCCTACGTCGCCGTCCTCGAACGAGGGATTCACCACGCCGATCGAACCTTTGCCTCCGGTGACGTTGATCACGCCGTTGATCGTGAGCGGAGCTGGTTCGGCGGTGGGATCGAACTCCAGCCCGCCGCCCGTACCGACACAGCGCAGCCTCCCGGCGGCGTCCATGTACGTGACCCACTGGTTCCCATCGTGGTACCCGAGGTGAGTCGCTCCGAGGTACAGCCCTGCAATAACCGGAGGAGCTGGGAACGGCCCGAGGCTCCCACCTGGTACCGCGGAGAGCTTTATTTTCCCGGCCTCGATCTGAGTTGAGAGCACGCGCCCGAACGCGCCAGGAGCCTTGACGCCGTCTAGATCGTCGGCGTAGATGATGTCCCCGTAGTCCGGGAATTCCCGCCGATCTCCGATCACGACCGACACCTCGCCAGGTGCCCCGAGGATGTCGCGGTAGCTGATCGTGGCGATGCGCTCTACGTGATCGATACCGAGTGACGCGTCAACGATGCGGATCTGATCACCGAGGCGCAGCTTGTCCGTCCCGTAGCCGGTGATCCGTGCGAGATCAATAGCGCCGATCGTGTACGTGGTGGCCGGTCGCTTCAGACGCTCCAGGCGGGCCACAGCCGCGTCGTACAGATCCTGCGCGCTCGTGTACCTCTGATCCTCCCATCTCCGTACGATCACCCCGTACTCGCCGATCGTGTCGGCGTCAATGTACTCCTCCCCGGTCGGATTCACGCTGGCAATCGTGAGCTGATCGGCTCCGACGCCGTAACCGTAGGCGTAGAGCCGCGTCACGATGTCCCGCGGATCGGAGTCCCGGTCAACAGAGTCGAGGTTCCGCCCGGCGTCCAGGTAGGCTTTGACGCCTACGGGCGGGGCAATGACGCTCAACCGCCACGGGGTGCTTGTCGTGTCAAACGAGAACATCCAGTCCTCATTGACAACGGCCAGCGCGTCAAACAGCGCCTCAAGGAGCGTCCTGTCCTCCCAGAAGTGCCACCACGTCTTGACAAAGTCTAGCCTGTGAAGAACCCATCGCTGCGTTGTCTGGTGCGACAGGATGTACGCTAGAGCATCGTGCAGGTCCGTGCTGGGAGGATAGACGTTGTGGTGACCGAGAATCATGTCGTCGCAGAGCGTGGCCAGGGCGTGTTCGCACTGGTAGGTGACCGTATGCCCGCGTCCGGTAGTCTGAGCCCGCTCAGAGGCGATGCGAAAGAGCCCGACCTCTCTGTCCGCATCATAGATCCTCACGAACGCATACGGCTTGCAATAGATCCGCTTCGGATCGTCCGCGCGGATCGTGAACGATGCCGTCCACAGTTCGCGTAGGTGCTGCGTGTACCCGAGCGCCGTCACCTCACCGAGGTCGGCAACCGGGCGCATGTTGTGATCCAGTACAACCACAGGCGCTCTCATCCGTACCTCTCTCGGTAGCGCACCGCTACCACCGCGGACACGTCGCCAGGAACGGTTGTGATCCGTAGGATGGATTCACCTGGCGGGAGATCGAACCAGTCACCAGTGATCTTCTCCCGCACGTCGCTTCCGGCGTACCGAGCCCGCCTGTTAGCCAGGTCAATCGTGATGGAACGCCCCGGTGCGATGGGTCCCGTGTAGGTCATGCCCACCTCTCCCTCCTGCGAACCTCAATGTCAACCTCACGGTCCTCCTGGCTGTCAGTGTAGCGGATCACCTGGGGGCCGGGGGAGAGAATGATGTACTCGCCGGAGAATGAGGGGCGCGCGTTTGCGCCATCTAGCGTCACCGTGAGCGAGCGCCCGTCTACCACGAGCGTCTCCCCGGCCCCGAGCTGGCCGAAGGTGAATGAGATAATGCGGAGGCCTGTAGGCTCCGCGAACAGCGAGCCCGCAACTGAGATCCTGGAATCTGCAGAGAGGGCACGCGTCGCTGTGGCGGCTATCGCGGCCACGGCCCGCATGATCGCCGACGCGTCCACAGCGCCTGTGGCGCGCGCTAGGAGTTCAGGCTCTACACTGAAACTCACAGCGCCTCCGCGCACGGCGCCACCGGATACGGAGAGCGTCGCCCACGCGGAGAGCGTGGCCGAACCTATGGCGGTGCGCTGCGCGGTAGACGTCAGGCTGGCCCCGGACAGCATGGTGACGTGATCCCCACGGGCCCTGAAACCATCAGCGAGAAGTTCTGGAATAGCCTCCAGGCGCGCTTCTCCAGTCTTTGTCTTCTCACCGTCGGCACCGATAGCACCCTGCACGAAAGCGTCTGACGCTGCGCTCCACACCGCCGACCCTAAAGCATAAACCGCGGCCCGCGTGATAAACGTCACGCTCGCGTCAACGTAGCCTGTTACCTCCGCACTTAGCAGCGCCTGAACCGTAAGCGTCACAGCACCGCCACGTAGAGCGTTCCCGTCTGTGGCGAGGTAGGGAGCGGAGCGGAATACTGCCTCGGCTTCGCGGACACGGAGCGCATCCACCGCAAACGCTGTCTGCGTACCCATAGCGGCGTCTACGGGTCGCAGGCGCCCGCCGGAGGAGAGGAGAACGGAGGAGACGAACATGGAGGCGCTAGCGTCTACGTAGGGAATGATGGAGATAGGCCCCATCCCCCAGCGGCCATGCCCGGCACGGCCACCACCCCAACGCCCCCATCCCTCTGTCAGCACGCTACCTCGTGAGGCAAGGACTCGAACGCCTTCAGCATCGTTTGGGCGCGCGCCACTTCCAGTAGCTTTTCAACGCTTGCCCCCCAGCACTCCTCCTCGATCTCATTGCTACGCATCCTGTCGGTTATGGCCAACCCGCGCTGAGCACAGGCATACGCGGATTCAGGATCGCCATGCGCCAGCCAGAATTGCGCGAGCCGGATCCATGGCTCCCGCTGGGACGGGTTCTCCGCCAGCGACCGGAGCATCCAGACGGCGATCTCGTTCGGGTCCCTGCCGAGTTGGTTCAGGCAGTACGCGATCAACCGGCAGCTGGTCGAACGCGTCTGTGCGATGCCATCTACGTCCTCGTACGGATCCAGGTAGAGGTCAGAGATGGCCAGGTGGCGTTTCAGTTCGGCAATGGCTTCCTCGTATCGTCCATGGAACCAGAGTTCGCGTCCGTATAGATGCGCACAACGTTGATCGTCTGGGTATTCTTCGGCAGCCATCTTGAGGAGAGCGATCCTAGACCATCTCTCTTGTTTGTTAGGGTCTGGGTAGTGGCGAATGATCTCCTCGGTGCACGTCGTAACGCACTCACCGGGAGCCGTCCGCACCAGCGTCTCATGGATCGGGTAGCGCCATATATAGCCGTTCCTGGAGTGGATCTTGAACCCCCATACCGAAATCCTGGGGATCGTCTGCTCTCGGTCCTGCCAGTTGTGAATGAACGGGTAACGGAGCATGGTTGTCTCTGGTGTCCAAGCCCTCTCCAGCGTCTCGCGCCAGTTGGGGAGGAGAACCTCATCTAGGTCCATCGAGATGCAGATCCGCGCCTCTGGTGGGACATGGGATAAGGCCATGTTCCGAGCGAGATCGAACCGCCATGGTGCCACGGTGATCTCATTGACCTCGGCTCCTAGAGAACGAAGTACGTCAGGAGTTCCATCCGTTGAGCCGGTATCGCATAGGATCACGCGGTCAACGCCGGCCATTGAGCGCATAAACCGCTCGGCGAACTTGGCCTCGTCCTTGCAGATGCCGTAAACGATGATCATACTTTTAGCCCCAAGGAGTGATAGCCACCGCCTGCAGCCACTTTCCAAGTACATGAGCCGACCACTGTTGGAGAAGTTCTGTAACGGGTAGTCCCATCGCCTAGCTGGCCATAGTCGTTCCGGCCCCAGGCTAGCAGGCGGTCATCTGCACGAATACCCAGAGAATGATAGGTGCCAGCCGCAACTGCCTTCCATGTACACGTGCCAATGAGTGTTGGAGACGTACGGTCTGTAGTAGTTCCATCTCCTACCTGGCCGTAGCTGTTCCCACCCCAGGCCAATAGACGGTCATCTGCGCGGATAGCAAGTGAATGACGGCCACCAGCAGAAATTGCCTTCCAGGTACACGAGCCGATCAGTGTCGGAGAAGTGCGGTTTCGGGTAGTCCCATTGCCTAGCTGGCCATAGTCGTTCCGGCCCCAGGCTAGCAGGCGGTCATCTGCACGAATACCCAGAGAATGGTAGAACCCACCAGAAACAGCCTTCCAGGTACATGAGCCTATGAGTGTAGGAGAACTCTTGTCTGTAGTAGTTCCATCACCTAATTGTCCATAGTAGTTGTATCCCCAGGCTAGCAGACGGCCATCAGCCCGGATACCAAGAGAATGATAACCACCACCAGAAACAGCATTCCAGGTACATGAACCGATCAGTGTTGGAGAAGTACAGTTTGTAGTAGTTCCGTCGCCAACTTGACCATAGTCGTTTTGGCCCCAGACTAGTAGACGATCATCTGCGCGGATACCAAGAGAATGATAGCCACGAGCTGAAATCCACTTCCAGGTACACGAGCCAATGAGCGTTGGTGAAGTGCGGTCTGTGGTAGTTCCATCTCCAACTTGGCCAGTATTGTTCCGGCCCCAGGCTAGTAAACGATCATCTGCACGAATACCAAGAGAATGGTAGTCGCCACCTGCAACCGCCTTCCAGGTACACGAACCGATCAACGTTTGTGATTTATTGTTTGTGGTAGTCCCATCGCCTAGTTGGCCATTTGCGTTCCGGCCCCAGACTAGCAACCTTGACATCTCCAATATCCTCTTCCACTCGCCACTTACACGCGCCCACCCCTCGGTAAGCTCCTTCCATTCACCGGATACTCTCGCGTATAGATTCGAGAGTTCCTTCCATTCTCCGCTAATGCGTACGTGGCCGCTCATGCGTACTTGAACCAGAGATCGCCATCCGATCCTCCAGACGGGGCATCTGTGCTAACCGTTATCTTGCGGATCTGATCGTCATTGAGTGATGGCATCCCGTGTTTGTGATCCCTGCGGGCCGCAACTGACGCCTCGCCTGCCGATGGAGAATCCCCGAACGCCTGGGTTGATGGGGCTGTCGCATCGAAGGCGACGATTGTAGCGTTCGATCGGATAACGGTTGCGGCATTGCCAGCTGCAGCGGACGTTCCGAGCGCGATAGCCGGGGTTGCAAACGCGGGGATGGCATCAGCAACCTCGTTGACGTAATCCGCCGCCTGGGGCCCCCACACGCTCGATCCGATGGCGAACACGTGATCATCTGCACCATCGCTCGCGTTCCTCGGGGCCGCCGGGGAGAGGTTCGTCAGGCGATTGTTCTCCTCGTCCACCCCGCCGTACTTGAGAAGGACCCATTCCTCGTCGTCGAACACGCGCACGATGCCGGATGTCATGATCTCCCCGGCGAGGATCATGGCTGACAGGTCCTCGGCGACCTCTAGGTACTCCGAGGTCCCGTGGGTATATGCCGCAGCTAGGGTCAGCACCAGCTCATTCGTCAGTCTCATACCTCACCACCCACCCCCACTCAGAGGGCCGCGTTTGGCCTCCGTCCGTGCTGGTGGTACCAGAGGGCTCACCCCCGACACCGAAGCCAACAGCGGCCCTCACGCTCGCGCTCGCACCACGCGCCAGGCTAGCACGCGACTGTAGGCGCGCGACTCCCGTCAACCGTGCCTCGGCGTCTACGTAGCGTCGCATCTGTCACCTACGTAGTCGGGAGGAACCCAGCGACAATCCGCCCCGCCTTGAATCTCAGCACGTCCTCGGCCCCGATGTCCTTTGGGGTCGCCAGCGGGCCATGGAAGAGGAGCGTGTCTCCCTCCCCGGCCTCGGAATGTGTGCGCAGCCCGACGTGGGTGATCAGTCCCCAGTCGATCAGGCACTCTGGGAACTCGATGTCATCATCGTTCTCGCACTCACGTCCATTGCCCACCGCCGGGTCAGTGAACACGACGGCCACGCGCGCGTAGCCTGTAGGTTCCTGGTCAACCTCCGTCTCGACCTCTTCCCCGACGTCATCATCCGTCGGGTCCGTGGTGTACGCCGCGAGGTACACAGTCTGTGGCCCAAGCGTGAACGCTGTGTCCCGTAGGATTGAGTTCAGAAGGGCCGTTGCCAATGCCGTTGAGATGTTACCAGCCATCATTCCACCTCCTGCTCTAGCTCGATTGTCAGGCTCGTGATCGCCTGGTCTCCGGTATTCCGGATCGTGATCACCGCCGGGGTGGCGATCGTTCCGCCAACCGTGAGCGGGATCTCCTGTGGTGATCCCGTGATCTGTTCGATCACAACTGTCTCCTCCTTAGCCTGCCCCCATGGCTCTACCGCCACGAGGGGCAGGGTGAACCGCCCCGATTCCATGATCCGCGTCACCGGTAGCCGTCCTGAGTAGCGTACGTTATAGAATATGTCAGGCTCGGTGTCAAACACAAGCCGCATCGTGCGCGGGTTTCCGTTGGCGTCAACCAGGAACGCTGCGAACTCGCGGATGCGCTGTTGCAGCGCCTGCCGGTTAGCACAGCCTACGAACTCTAGCGGGAGCGCAAAGTATCGGCTCCGCATATCCGCCCCGAAGTCCCAGTCCCCGTGTCGGCCCGGTACCGTCGTGATCCGATCGTCCGTCTGAGGCAGGATCGGGTGATCATGCCTACGTAGCAGCACTACTCCTAGCTCCGCAGCCGTCCGTCCGTCCAGACTGAACATCACCTGATCACCGCCGCTGCCCCCACGCCACGTTGGCGGTCCACGAACAGCCGGTGAATCTCCGCGGCGAGATCCTCTATGTCCGCCGTGTCCCGGACGTTGATCGTGGCCCCGTCGAACATGCGCTCAAAGTTCACGATCTCCGCCGCCCTCTCCTCGACATGGTACTCCGGCCAGCCTGCCATGTCCGGGTAGCGCATCCTGCCCATGGCCTCCACTATACCGGCACCGATCCGGTCAAAGATCGCATCGGAGAGCGGGAGCACCGCCTCCTCGTTTCTACCCTCCCCCACCACGGCGAGCGTCGGCCCGACGGCAAGGCCTCCCTCAGCTAGTCCGGCCATTGCCTCCACAGCCTGAGAGGCGACGTATAGCCCCGTTGCGGCTAGCGCGTACCCGGAGGCCTTCGCAAGAGCAGCCGCCGCCGCTGCCCAATCGAGGGCGAGCCCGAACGCCACGGCCAGGGCGGTCTGAGCCCCCGCCATCGCGGACATCTCCTCCGCGGCGGCGCGTAGAACGCCAGCCACGACCTTCAAAGCCGTCTGCAGGAAGCTCAGCTCCGCAGCCTTCTTTCGCGCCGCCGCTTCCTCCGCGGCCTTCGCCCTCTCCTCGGCGGCCAGTTTCTCAGCTGCGAGCTTCTCCTCCTCGGCCTTTTTCACGGCCTGCTCTAGGTCGTAGATGGCGCTCTTCTCGTACGCGATGCGCTCATCTGTCATCCGCGCCCGCGCCGCGTTCGCCTCCTCCTCGGTCAAGAGTCCGCGGGCGACGGCCTCGGCAATAAGCGCCTCCCTCTCCTCTACCGTCTTCCCCTCACGCTGCACTTGCTGAATGAACCGCTCCGTTGCGGACATGCGCGACTGTTCGTACCTAGACTGCGCCGCCTCCATCCGCGAGAGGTACGTTTCCTGCGCCGCCTCCATGTCGCGCGCGTACGTCTCCGCCGCCGCGATGTTGCCTTCGAACATGTCAAAGATGGCTTCTCCGACAGACCGCCCGATCTCTTCGGCTCCGTCAATGAGAATCCTGCCGAAGTCCTCCCAGCTAAAGACGAACTCATCTAGCTGCAACAGCCACGATGTAACCCATTCCGTCGCGTACTCGATCACCTTGCCGAACGCTGTTTTTGCGGTGGGTACGAACCTTGTCAGTCCAACTCCGAGCTCTTCTAGCTGCCTGATCACCTGCTCTATCGAACCGGCGAGGGCGCTGTTATCGTGGTGAAGGTTCTTCTGCATCGCCCGTAGGGCTTCTAGCGTCGGTAGCGCGTCCTTTGCGATCTTCTCCCATTCGTCTGTCCCTACCGTGACGCCCTTCAGGGCTACGATGTATCCGTGGGCCGCCAGGCGCAGTTCAACGTAGGCCTCGCGCTGCTTCTCGGCGTCCGGAAGGATCTCCTTGAACTTCTCCGTCAGACCTGGTAGCGCAACCCGGCTCAGCTCGGCGATAACTGCAGACAGATCCCGCGCCGCGTAGGTGTACTGTGTCGCCGATGCCGCCGCCTCAGTTGTAGCAGTCGCAGCCTGCGCGGCAGCTTTGGCCTGTTCGGCTCGCAGCCGCAGCTCTTCCTCGATCGCCCCAGTGATGGCGGAGCGGTAGCCCTCTACGAACTCCTCCATTTGAGGGTAGGCCTTGACAAAGCCGTCAAGGACCTCATCTATCGCACCGCGCCAGTACCCCAGGACCTCGGTCATGTCCGCGCCAGCGCGTGCCATCTCGGCAGCCTGACCGGCTACCGTCTCCAGAGCCTCTGCCAGTAGGTTCAGGTGCCCCTGGTTCACCCCGTACTCGTCTCCGAGAAGGATCAGCTGTTCGCGTTGCTGTTCTAGGATCTCGGATAGCTTCTCGGAGTCAGCTTGGAGCTTTGCTATCGCATCGGCAGAGTTGATCGCATGCCCGACTAGAATCCCCAACGCCGCGCCTATTCCTATGATTGACGCCGCGATCGGATGGGTTGTTACCCAGAGGACAGCGAACGCACTACTGATCAGTCCGACAGCCCACGCCACGGTGCGCCCGTTGTCAATGAACCACTGTAGGGCTCCGGCGACGCTCTGGAATATGTTCACCGCCATGTCGCGGACTTTGTCCTGGTTACGCTCTAGGAGCTCAACGAAGTTCCTGACAGGTTCCTCTAGCGCCTCCCCGATCTCGATTAGCGTGACATCCCACCACGAGCGGAGCTTGGAGAACGTCCTGGAGAGCCCGGATTCCATCTCCTCAAAGGCAGCGTCGGTCGCCCCGGCGCTTGCCCCCATCTGCTCTACCTTGTCGCGGAACGCATCGATGTTCTGTCCCGTCACTCCGAGGACGGCCATCGCACCCTCAACTCTCCCGAACAGGGAGGCCATGGATATCCCTATCTTGTCTGAATATTTCCTGAGCAGCTCTAGAGCATCGGCAACTGAGCCACCTTTGGCTATGAATTCTGGGAAACTCTTTCCAGTCAGTTCCTGGAAGATCTTAGACGCGTCAGAGCTGTCATTCGTGAGCGCCACGAGCGCTGCCCGAATCTGTGTCATTGCGACGCTAGTCGGTGTCCCCTGCAGCGTCAGCTGCGCCATCCAGGCCGAAACTTCCTCGAAACTCACCCCGAGCTGCGCCGCGATAGGAGCGACCTGGAAGAGCGAGGCGGAGAACTCTTCCATCGTTGTTTTACCGAGCTTCACCGCCGTGAACATAATGTCTGAAGCACGCGCTGCAGACAGGGTCTCAGCTCCGTACGCGTTGACAACTGAAGTTAGACCGTCAACGGATGTTTTTAGATCGGTAACACCGCCAATTGCCGCCTTTCCGGCGGTGCGCAGGAAGTCGAGTACGTTATCCTTCGGAATGCCAGCGGAGATTGCCTGGTAGAGCGCTGGGACTACCTCTTTCGGTAGGATTCCGAGCTCTTCTGACAGGTCCTTGACGCCCTGTGTTAGGTCCTCTCTAATCTGCTGATCGAGGCCGGGGAGGAGGGTGAACACCTCGTTCATTCCCTTCTCAAAGTCCGCGAACGCTTTGACCCCGGCTACCCCCATTCCCACGAGCGCCGCTCCCGCGGCGGCGGCTCCGGCAATGAGGGCTTTGTTCAGCTTGTCACCTACCCTCTGGAACGATTCTCCCATCCGCTGCCCGACGCTCTGGGCCTCGGATTCAACTCCCCGGAGCTCGGCGGAGATCTCCCCGCGGTTGATCGCGATCCGGCCCACCAGCTGGAAGATCTCCACTTAGCTCACCTCCTCCTCTTTCGGTCCGCTGCCCTGATCCTCTCCGCGATTTTCAGGGCGTCCTCTGCCGTTACGTCCGGCTCCGGAGCCGCATCCTCGGAGAGCCCCAGCATCCCCAGGTACTCCCCGAACCCCATCGCCCGCTGCCCCTTCGCCTTGGGCATCATGGCGTATTGCTGCCATGCCAGGAACGCTATCTCCCTCAGTCTCTCTCGCTTCTCTTCCCCTTGCCTGCGCGCTGCGATCCGGACACACTGGACGTAGCGGGCGTATGGGAGGGAGAGGATCTCTCCGTCGGTCCAGCCGTATCGGCTTTGGAGGATGTCGATTTGCTCTGGAAAAGAGATCGCATCCCCGGAGCCCGCATCGCGGCCTGCAATCGATCGAAAAAAGCGCGCACGTCCTCGTGTGTAACAAGCGCCTCTACAATCTGGACCTCAGAGCCCATCGGGAATCTGTTCGGATCGGCCATATCCTTTGGCTCAACTCCGATAACCGATCCGAGGAATTCCAGCACCTGCCGCTCCGCGAACGGGGCCCCGGCGAGGATCAGCATCCCGAGGACCTGTGGATCGAGCGTGTCCAGGCTACCGACCTCCCTACCTAGTCCGGCTACTCCGGCGGCTACGATCTTGGCCAACCTCAACGTGTCCAAGATCCCCAGCCGCCGGAGCTTGTACGTCACGCCAGCGATCTCAATGGACGGGGGCTCGTAGGTCAGAGCCGCCGTGCCAGTGTCAATCCGATCGTCGGTCACCGCACCTCCTTACTCGATCAGAGTCCAGTACAGATGGATCCAGGCACTCCCCTCGGTCGGGTAATTGTCCAGGTAGTCCTCCGTCTGCGTCAACGTCGCAGTTCCGCTCTCTGCGTAAGTGAGGTTAGACACCAGCTCCAGACCAGATGCCCCAACGCCCGGTGTCATCACGATCAGGAAGTCCGAATTCGCGCTCACGGCGATCGAATTGTCGCTGTAGAGCGCGCGGAGCGCCGTTTGGATATCCGTTGCGCTCGCGTTGTACGCAAGAGCTGGGGTGATCCATCCGATCTCATCATTCCCGAGCGTGTACGTCCCGCCGGTCGGTGAGTCCAAGAACAGCGTGAACTTGTCAACCAGAGACCCGGTGATCGTACAGGTAGCCTGCACGGTAACAGCCTCTGCTCCGACGCTGTGGTGCACAGCCGTCGCCGGAATCTCTGTATCATCTCCGGCACGCCGCACGCCCTCCACGGTCAGGTCCAGCCCATCCACGAACTCATCTCCCGCCGTGTAGCCGACGGACAGGCTATCCGTGCCGTCACTATTGAACGCGTCGTCCACGGCCACCACGACGTCCAGCACGATGGCCCCGGCAGGCAGCACAAAGAGATCCACAGGATCTGGATCAAAGTCCCCATCGGCGAATGTCACCTGGCCAACGGAGATCATGGCGAACCCGGAAGCCGTCTGGGAATGAGTCACGGGCCCGGCGAACACAGCCGCTCCAGCAAACTCCGCATCACCAGCAATGTCTAGGTCTCCGCCAAGCGTGACGGCCCCGGTCCCTACAGTTAGCGTGGAGGTCCCGGCGATGGTTACAGCGGCACCTGTGGGCACCGTCAACCCGCCAGTCAGCGTCGTAAGCCCCGTCACCCCAAGCGTTCCCCCAAGGCTCACGTCCCCAGATCCGATGGTCAAAGTTGTGGTGCCCTGTAACGCGACAGCCACGCCGGTAGGCACGGTGAGTCCACCAGTAAGTGTGGTCTCCCCCGTGACCGCCAGCGTTCCAGCGATCTCCGTGTTACCGGTTGTCGCCGCGACGGTGAACTCAGTGTAGTTCGCCCCGAACGCGACGTCGCCTAACACGGACAGATCACCCTCTAGCGTGAGAGGAGGCGTCCATGTTAGCCCAGATACCGTCGTGAGGGTGCCTGCCACTTTCAGATCTCCAGCGATCTCTACGTTTCCGCCATGGATCGCCCCGGAGAGGGTGTCCAGCCTACCCTCCGGCGTTACTCCGCCGATAACAGTCCCGTCGCGCGCCGTCCAGTAGACGCGGTAGTCTCGGCTCGACAGCGAAAACACAGCCACGCTGCAGACCACGAGTAGCGCGCACGCTAGCAGGAACCGCTTCTGTTTTGTCATAGTCTCCGCCTCCTACGCCTCAGTGGGCCAGCGGATCTCGAATGGGAATTC